GCGAATCTCCCGCAGTTCTTCAAAGTTCTTCTGCTTAGTCCCACCATCATATGCCCAGGCATAACCTTCTTCGATCATTGCCTCGTTGAGTGACACTGGTGCATCCCCAATGTAAAGCCAGCCCAAAAGACGACCATACTTCCCGACACCGCCAACAAGTTCAGTACGGATAACAAGATCATCGTCACCAGCCACCGCACCCTCCAGTTTTTCTTTGAGCCAGTTGGTTGCGTCATAGCCTAGCGCCTTCTCTTCAAGATCACGGGTTCTTTTTTCTGGCGTATCAACTCCTGCAACTCTAACTCTTTCTTTCTTGTATAAGTCAAACCCAAGATCAATGGTGACATCAATAGTATCGCCGTCCAGAACACGATTAATCTCTACTACCCTGAAGTTGTAGCACGATTTCCTGTTTGGGGGTGTCATTGCTCCCATTTTCTAACTCCTTTGATTCTAGTGCTGATGCTAACCCGATCAGTGTGATAGCGGCTGTGATGACAGCACCAGCACCCCATACCCACCGTTCAAGTTTACGAATACGTTCGCGGAGTTCTTCTTGAGTCTTCTCAGCATCTTCAATGCGGTGTGTCAGAAGTGCTATCGCTTGGTCCTGACTCGCATCTTTCTGGTTGATCTGATCCATTTTCTAACTCAGTAAACGCAATGTCCATAATTGTATATATGTAATAAGCAACGCCAGCAAGCAATATCACCAATAAAATGATGATACTCCATGTAGGATCATTAACATCATTCAGAGGACGGAGGAGAAGATTCATGGAACTGATAGTCAAGTATCATTCTATATAAGCAACCTTTCATGTAGACTAATTTATCCTGTTCCGTGGGATCACCACCAGGCCATTTATCCAAATGAAAACATACGGACTTATACAAAATCCGTATGTCATCCATGGACATATCTACTGTATAATCTGGATCTGAGTTCATGGGTTGTTGGGATTCATTCCTAGAGATTCTAAGTATTCTCTCCACCAAGAATATTTCTCTCTCTTCCACTGGGGAACTGGACGACCCTGCTCAGAGTACCACTCAAATAGAGCATTATCGATAATCTGTGCGATCTCCATATTCCTCCTCTTCTTCATCAACGTCTGCATACGGGTTCTCCAGATAGGGTCCTCGTTTTCGTGAAGGTTCTTTTCTGACATAATCCTGTTCAGCATTAACAGCAGATACCCAAACAGCAATTTTCATAACAATAAAGATGACCACCAATGGGGTGAAACAACCAATTAGAATTATGGGGTTCATTTATGACTCCTATCGAAAGGTTCCCAATGCTCCCATCCATATTTATGAACGAGATGCATACCAATAATGGGCACGAATACGAGAAAGAACCCCATGACGCCTAAGCACCATGGAGTTTGCATTGTTGCTCTAATAAACAGTTGAACGTGGTGCATCATTCTCTATAGCGACCTGGCCATGTTAGATGCATACCACCACAAAGCAATAGAATGAAAGCAAATACAAATAATAAACTCATGCTGGATAATCCCAATCAGTAATTTGTTCAGTCTTGTGAACTGGACCCCATTGTCCTTCTTTATGAATATATGGAGCAGTTCTCACAGGGCATTTGTCACCAGTGCAAAGAAGGTCATCAACAATCCTCCAAGATTCCAACACTTCTTCCGAGTGGACAAAGTGTGATTGATCAGCATTGATGGCATCATAAAGAAGTTTCTCATAACCATCAACACCCAACCAATCTGGGTAGCGATGAGTGAGAGTTGCCAGTTCAACATTCTCTCCAAGTCCAGGAGACTTCACATCAATCTGAATATCAAGGTGAGCATGTGGTTGTAAACGCATCACGATACGACCAGGAGTTTCGCCCTCAAACAATCCAAGAGGAGGTGCCTTGAGTTTGATAATAACTTCAACACACTGATAAGGCATTTTCTTACCAGTCATGAAGTGGAATGGAACGCCCTTCCATCTCCAGTTGTCAATGTACAAATCACCAGCAACGAAAGTCTGAGTCATTGATTCAGGACCAACACCCTGCTCACTACGATAACTTTCATATTGTCCTGTGACTAGTTTTTTACCAAGTCTTGTGGCAGAGAGAACTTTAGTTTTTTCTCTACGAATTTCTCTCGCTGTCATCTTACAGGGAGCTTCCATAGAGATGAGAGCAAGAACCTGAAGCATATGATTCTGTAGCATGTCTCTTACAACACCTGCTCCCTCATAATATTGTGAGCGTCCTTCACAACCGATAGTTTCAGTGGCAAAGATCTGAACTTCTTCTATGTACTCGCGATTCCAAAGTGGTTCCAGAAGAATATTCCCAAACCTAGTAGCAAGTATATTGTTAACAGTATCTTTGCCGAGATAATGGTCAATGCGATATACTTGTTTTTCGCGTAGATGTCGCCCCACCACAGACTGTAAATGATCAGCAGATTTATAATCGTACCCAAAGGGTTTTTCAATAACAACACGCGATCTTTCTGGGTCTTCGAGTTTTCCTGCTTGCTTGAGATTGGTGACGGCATTTGCATACCTCTCTGGTGGAACAGATAAGAAGTAAGTATTATCTTGAAGATAGTCGGGAAGATGTGATAGAGTTTCTACATTGTCCAAATCAGCACAGACATAATCTAGAAGGTCTAGAAACTCTTGTGGATATTCGCCTAATGAATGTTTCCATTCATCCACACCAGGATCTCTCCTGGCACATCCAGTAATTAAAAATCCATTTGGTAGAAGTTCTTTCTGCCAGAGTTTGTAGAGTGCTGGAATTAATTTCTTTTTACAGAGATCTCCAGTAGCACCGAAGATAACAATGCCTTTGCTAGTGGGCGGTTCCATTTCCTTTGTAATCCTCTGATTCGTAATACGATATTTCACCCTTAAATCGACCAAATGCGAGGGTGGCACATACAAACGGTAGTGCGATCCATAGTAAGAATTCACCTAACATCATGCCCACCGAACATTGCTCTCATACCATTTAGGACTTTATTTGCGAACCGTCCGAGTTGGCGGGATCCGAATCGTTCATATAACGCACTGCTAATGACAGGAGCGGGTACGCCAAGATCCACAGCAGCGTGTACAGTCCAACGACCCTCACCACTATCTGATACTCCCCCATCGAACTTGCTAAGCTCTCTATCGCCGCGTAATACATCAGCGGTAAGGTCAAGCAACCAACTGCCAACCACACTACCACGACGCCATAACTCAGCCACTTCAGAAACATCAATGTCGTACTGATAGTCTTCTGGATTATCCATTGGAGCAACTTCTGCGTCTCCTTCTTTGACATACTTAGCACCTGCGTTTGCTTCGTGTAAGATATTGAATCCTTCAGCATATGCTTGCATCATGCCATACTCAACACCGTTGTGTACCATCTTCACAAAGTGACCTGCTCCTGGCGGTCCACAATGCAACCAACCATGCTCGGCAGATGTCTCATAACTCAGTGGATCAGTGCGAGAGGCAGATCCAATGCCAGGTGCGAGTGCCCTGAAGATAGGAGCGCAGACGGATACTGCAAAATTTGCACCGCCAACCATAAGACAGTATCCACGCTCCAGACCGTAAACACCACCACTAGTACCACAGTCAAGATACGATATGCCCAACTTAGCAAGCCTGTCTGCCCTGCGGCGAGTGTCTTTAAAATTGGAATTGCCATGATCAATAATAATATCACCCGCCATACAAAACTGTAGTAACTCATTAATTGTTTCCTCTACTAATTCTGCTGGAACGACCATCATGAAGACGCCAGGAGATCTGGAGTCATCAGTAAATACACTTTTGTTGGAATGGACTACTTGAACAAGGCTTTCCAAAGAAGCGGTACATCCACTAATATAACCCGCTTTAAATTGTTCTTGAGCTTTTTCATAGTTTCTCCTGTAACCCCATACTTCGTGTCCTGCTTTGATCATACGGCGGGACATGCCTTCGCCCATCCTGCCCAATCCAATAAGTCCGACTTTCATTTGTCTTTTAGCAATTGTTCTATTTGTTTTCGAGCGTCTGTCATTTTCTTTTTTTCACGCTCGGTATGTCTGTAACCTTTTTTTCCATGTAATATGAAATGTCCTTGGCAAAACATTGTAATGCCAAAGACAATTGCTAGGACTATGCCTATCCATTCAATTACAAGTTGATGTGTAGCCATGGTATAATAGGAGGAATAACGCCTATGAGTCTGAGCAAACCTTCAGCAAATAGAGCGAGAACAACCCAACCGACACACATAGAAATAATACTTGCATTCCTGTTGTGCTTCCTAATAGCAGCATCGATCATCTCCTGAACTTCATCTTTAGTGGTCCACTCGGGTGGTTCAGAACCCTTTCCCCATTTCTCAAACATTGATCATCTCCAAAGCATCATTTAATTCTTTAGCGTGTTTCAATTCATCATTTAAGATTTCAAGAATTTTGTCGTCATGTCCCGCAGCAGCAAGATACTTGGCATATGTTGTAGCGGCATGAATCTCTACTTCATAGGATAGGTGGTATGCGCTGCGAGGAGCCAACCAGTAATAAACCACATTGACCCAATAATAGATAAGGACGAGGTGTTTGGCGATAAAGCGATCGACAAAATAAGCATTACCGCCCCTGCTTTCCATATACTCAAGATGTTCTGTTTCGTTAAGAGTTTGAGCAAAATGTTCCTCCATTAGATAGATATGCTCTGGTCCACGCAAACCCATGGACTCTCTAAAATGTAGAACGCTGAGAAATGCAAAATAGGGTGCTCTAGCAATTTCTTCAAGCACCCAAAAACGTTGATAGTCTCGACCCCGATAAAAGAAGTCGAGTATTGCAACAGTGATGTCTAAAACAACAATGTTGAGTTTCTTCATTGAACGTGTACTGTACCAATCATGCCTGCTCCTTTATGAGGACCACACCAATAAGTATAGTCACCTGCCTCGGGGAAAGCAACATCAAACTCTTCGCCAGGCATCATTGCCAGGGCTTCGTGACCTAACTCTGGATGATCTTCCACAATCACGTTATGTGGAGGAAGCATGTTGTTAACAAAGTGAACTGATTCACCAGCAGCAATAGAAACTTCTGCT